GCAGCAAACATTGCAGCACAAAACTCAATTGGTTCAACCGGATCATCTATCTACAAAGCCATCGCTGATGGAATTGCAGATTCTTATGGCGTTATGCGTTTCACACCAAACCGCTTATTGGTTGCTCCTTCAGGTGGACAAAATGATATCGATTTCGCTGGATTGCTTGGCGCAGTTGATGGATCACAGCGTCCACTATTCGCAGCAGCAGCTCCACAAAATGCTGGCGGATTAATTTCACAAGGCTCAACAGCTGGAACAGTTGCTGGTCTTTCATTAGTCGTTGATCCTAACTACACAGGCAACGATGCAGGTGCTAAATATGGATTAGTTTATCCATCAGCAGCAATGCGATTCCATGAGAGTGGCACAATTGAACTTCGTGCTAACTTGGTTGCTAACGGACGCATCGAAATCGGTCTTTATGGTTATGTAGCCGTAGTGAACCGATTCCCAACTGCATTCCGTTATTTAACAGTAGCGTAATTTAACTGAGTGCCTGAGGTTGCTCCCGATCTCAGGCATCCATTAATGGGAGTAAGGAGATGGCATGCCAAGTATTATTTCAGCAAGTGAGTTGAGAGCAATAATTGGTGTGTCATCTTCCTTATATAATGACGCATATTTGGAAGGTATAATAGATTCGGCTGAGGGCGTGATCCTTCCAATGCTTACTACATTCAAAAGCCCAATTCAAGCCACTTCATTGACAGATAATGTCGCAACTTTTACTACATTAGGAATTCATGAATTTACCGAAGGACAATCAGTTGTCATCGCAGGATGCGGATCACCTTACAACGGAACACGAACAGTCTTGGCAGATAATCTTGGACAATATACCTTTTCAGCATCGATCACTAATGCCGATATACTCGAGGTTAATGTCATCCCATCCGGAACTGCTACCCTTTCTGGCGCATCAACTTATGTTGGAGTCCAACCTGTTCGGTCAGCAATCTTTGCCGTTTCAGTCGAAATTTTCCAATCAAGAATTGCAGCCGGAGGACAAATTGAAGGAGTAGATTTCACAGCAACTCCTTTTAGAATGGGAAGATCTCTTTTCAACAGATGCGTGGGATTATTAGGCCCTTATATTGATGTGGAAAGTATGGCTCAATAATGCCAAGCACTATCCTTTCATCAATTCGAACACCGCTTGCAACTGCATTAGCAACTGTTGCTGGCAATGTTTATGATTCAGTTCCAGAATCGGTTTATCCACCAGCCGTCGTTATTGTTCCAGATTCACCTTACCTTGAATTAGAAACAATTAACAAATCTACAATTCACACCAAAATTAATTTTACAATCTCAGTTGCAGTTGCTTACAATAGTAATCCTGCATCACTCGACAATATCGAGCAATTAATCATGAGCGTTCTCGCAGTTATTCCGGTTGGATATATTGTGAGTTCGGTTGAAAGACCGACAGTCAGTCAAGTTGGGGCTAGCACTCTGCTGATTTCTGACATTCGAGTATCTACCTATTACACACAAACAGCATAAGGAGAAAACATGGCAACCACAGTAATAACCGGTCGTGATGTTGGTTTATCTTTCACAGGTGGAACAGATATTCAAGCACAGGCGACTAACGCAGTTCTAACAAAAGTTAATGATCGTCAGGTTTATCAGACAATGGAAGGCGAGGCATACAAGACAGTTAATGTATCCGGAACATTCCAATTGGATATGTTGGCTGATTGGGGCAAGGCAAATTCAGTTTGTGAGGCTTTATGGGCTGCTGCTGAAAGCGCACCAGATACAGATATCAGCATGACACTCACAGCTGCATCAGGAGCGCAATTTGTGTTCCCAGTAAAGCCAGAGTTTCCAACTGCTGGTGGTTCAGGTGTTGATGCTCAGACAGTATCATTCACATTCACAGTATCTAAAGGCGCAGTAGTAGAATCCTTTAGTTAAAAAATAAAACGGGAGCAAAATGAAACTACCAATCACAATTGAATATAACTCAGGTGAGCAAGCAACTTACATTGCCCAACCACCTGAGTGGGCAAAATGGGAAAAGCAGACAGGAAATACCATTGGTCAAGCATCTGACAAGTTGGGTATTTGGGATCTTATGTTTTTGGCTTATCATGCTCATAAGCGTGAAGTTGCCGGAAGCAAACCAATCAAACCAATGGATATTTGGATGGAAACAGTAGCCGATGTCATTGTCGGTGATGCAAACCCAAAAGCCATCAAGCAGGAAGCCTAAATAGATTATTGGTTGAGTTGGCAATTGCCACTCATATACCAATGAGCGAATGGGTTGAAGCAGAGGATATTTTAACAGCGATCGAGATATTGGAGAAAAGAAATGGCAGTTAGCACCGAGCCTTCAATTTTCTTTTCTAAGCGAGAGTTAAATCAAATATCTAGAGTCTTTCGCAAAATGGATGATACCGCCAAAGATGAAGCTAAAAGAAAAATTCAAGAATTAGTTGGCAAACAATTATCTGCAATTAGAGCAATTGCTGCCGGCAGGGGAAAAGTAGCGCAAAGAGTTGCTGATGGTGGACAAATTAAAAAGTCATCATTGCAAGGTGAATTGAAATTTGGTTTTGCTTCCCAAAGATTTTCAGGCGGTGCAACAACTCAATTTAACAATCGAAACGATGCAAAAGGCAATCGTAAAGGTATTGGCGCAGGTGCAGAGTTTGGATCTAGCACTTATCCGCAATTTCCAAGATGGTCAGGGCCGATGCCTAAAGGGCCGGGTTCAAGAGGTTGGTTTATATATCCAGCAATTAGAGCATCTCAACCAGAAATTATAAAAGAATTTGAAGGCATTATTTCTGACATTGTAAAGGAGTGGTCAAGTGGCGGCGAATAGTAATAGAGCTTTAACCCTTTCAATCGTTGCAGACATTGACAACCTTCAAAAAGGTCTAGCAAAAGCAGATAATGAGATTCAAGGCTTTGGTCAAAAGGTTGGAGAATTCGGCAAAAAGGTCGCTGCTGCATTTGCTATAGCTGCTGCTGCTGCCGTTGCGTATGCTGGCAAATTAGCCGTTGATGGGGTCAAATCAGCGATTGAGGATGAACAGGCACAGTTAAGGTTGGCTGCTGCTCTACGCACCGCCACAGGGGCTACTGATGCCCAAATTAAGGCTACTGAGGAATATATCCGATCAACCCAATTAGCGACAGGCATAACCGATAATGATTTAAGAGCATCATTCCAGAGATTGTCAGTATCAACAAAAGATGCGACTAAATCTCAACAATTATTAACACTTGCAATTGATATTTCAAAAGGATCTGGTAAAGATCTCAATTCAGTAGTTGAAGCATTATCTAAGGCTTATGAAGGACAAGATACAAGATTAATAAGACTTGGCATTGGTATAACTCAAGCCGATGCTAAAGCAATGGACTTTACCGAAACTACAAAAGCATTAAGCAATCTTTATGGTGGCGCAGCAGCTGCAAATGCTGAAACATTCCAAGGCAGAATTGATCGATTGAAGCAAGCATTTGAGGAAGCCAAAGAGGAAATTGGTTATCGCTTACTTCCATTTATTGAGCGATTTGTCGATCTCATTATTAATCAGGTTGTTCCTAGGCTACAAGAATTTGCCACATATTTCGATCCAATCAAGCAAGCCATTAAAGACAACCAAGCAGCTTTTGATGCTTTTGCCACATTTATCACACAAATTGTTGTTCCAGTTTTAGTTAATACTTTAGGTGCTGCATTAAAAACTGTTGGAATTATCGCAGGTGGCGTTGTTGATATTATTGGCAAAGTTATATCTGCAATACAAACATCCGTTGATGTTGCTATTGCTGCGATTAATGCTTTAATTGCTCGATATAATGCAATTCCAATTTTGCCAAACATTAGCCCAATAGGCGCATCAACTGCTGTTGGAACTCCATTTGGTCAAGCAGCTTCTGTGGTGGCTAATGCTCAACCTGCTACCGCTGCTCAATTAGCAGCAGGTGCTGCAAGGGCTGGCACGACAGTTAATAACATTACTGTTCAAGCCGTTGATAGTGAAGGTGCTGCAAGAGCAGTTGCAAAGGTATTAAATAACAGCGCATCAAGATCAGTTCCACAGCTGTATAACTCAGGCATCAAGGGCGGATAATGACTGTATTTACTCCCGATTGGAAACTGACAATCAATGCGGTGGAATACACAAATGTTGCAATATCTGACATAGCCCATCAGGCTGGTCGTGAGGATATTTATTCTCAACCCAATCCATCTTATATGCAAATTGAATTGGTTGCCTTAAACAATGAAAACTATAATTTACAAGTCAATGATGGAATAACCCTTCAAGTTAAAGACAGCACAGACACCTATCGAACTTTGTTCGGTGGCAACATTACAGACATCACAACTGAGGTTGCAACTGCCAGCAGTATTGCTGAAACCTTTACTTACACAATCCTTGCTTTAGGTTCATTGGCTAAACTGCCAAAAGTAATTTATAACGGAACATTGGCTCGAGATGATGACGGCGATCAAATCTATGAATTGCTTTCAGAACTATTCTTAAACAATTGGAATGAAGTGCCAGCAGCTGAAACTTGGTCAGGCTATGATGCAACAACTACTTGGGCAAATGCAGAAAACATTGGACTTGGAGAAATTGATCGTCCTGGTGTTTATGAACTTGAAAATCGCACCGCTGATCCTGATACCACTTACAACATTGCAAGCCTTATTGCTAACAGCGCACTTGGTGTTTTATATGAGGATAATGAGGGGCGCATCTCTTATGCTGACACAACTCACAGACAGAATTATCTTGCCAATAATGGATACACAGAGATTTCAGCAAACACCGCTATTGGAGCAGGATTAAAGGTTTTGACCAGAGGTGCAGATGTCCGCAATGAGATTTTCATTAATTACGGCAACAACTATGGATCACAGAAAAGCGCAATTGATCTAACAAGTATTGCGACCTTTGGTTATCGAGGTGAAACCTTAAACACAGTTCTCCATGATGCTGCTGATGCTCAAGCTGTGGCAAACCGCTTTATCTCACTTAGATCCTATCCAAGAGCGTTATTCGACAGCATTACATTCCCATTGACTAACTCAGCCATTGATGATGCTGACAGAGATGCCTTGCTTCAAATCTTTGTAGGTCAGCCAATGCGTATAACAGACTTGCCTGTTCAAATAGCCCCAACTCAACAATTTGAGGGTTATGTTGAAGGTTGGCGTTGGAGCACTAGGTTCAACGAATTATTCTTAACCATAAATCTAAGCCCGATTGAATTTTCTCAAGTAGCACTTGCTTGGGATCAAGTATCAGCCTTAGAGGCTTGGAACACTTTATCCGCTATACTAACATGGGAAAACGCGATTGGAGCAGTAGCCTAATATGGCAAACACAACGAATTATAATTGGGAAACACCAGATGACACCGATCTGGTCAAGGATGGCGCAGCTGCTATTCGCACGCTTGGTTCATCTATTGATACAACAACAAAAGCCTTAAATCCATCAACAACACTTGGCGATATTGAATATCGTTCAGCAACAGCAAATACAAACACAAGACTTGGAATTGGAACAACTGGACAAGTTTTAACAGTTGCCGGAGGAGTGCCAACTTGGGCAACTTCCGATGATGCTAATGCAATTCAAAATGCAATTGTTGATGCAAAAGGAGATCTAATCGCAGCATCTGCTGCGGATACACCTGCTAGATTAGCAGTTGGTGCAAATGGAACTGTTTTAACTGCCGATAGTGCAGAAGCAACGGGATTGAAATGGGCAGCACCTGCTGCTGGTGGTGGTGGCAAAGTGTTGCAAGTTGTTCAAGCCACTACGGATACATATGCACTTACTGGTTCATCAACACTATCTGCAACAGCAATAACTGCAACAATTACTCCAACACTTAACACTTCAAAAGTTTTAATTTTAATTACAGTTGCCGATTGTGGCACTTCTAATCAATCCGCAGGATTGGGTTTAATGATTAGGCGCGGCACTTCAACAAATTTATTGCGAATTGCAAGTTTTTCAGGTTCAGAACCAAGTGGATCGGGTGCAAGAAACATTGGAACTGTGTCGGGAAATTATTTGGATAGCCCAGCAACAACAAGTGCGACAACATACAATGTCTATTTCCAAAACTTGTCGGCTGCTGGTGATGCTTATATCAATGACTATTATAATTCATCAAATAAACCTTTTTCGACAATTACTTTAATGGAAATCGGGGCATAATATGGCAAAAATTAATGAAGTGTTGGGAATGTTAATACCTGAAGGTGGTTATGTTTGTATTGGTGAAGATTACGAAGGCATAAAATTTTTAGAGTGTGAGCCAATTACGAAAGCCGAGTTTATAGCAGGGTTTGCACAATATGATGCTTGGAGGGCTGAGCAAGATAATGCAAAGACAGCAGCCAAAGAGGCAGCACAGGCAAAACTTGCAGCACTTGGTTTAACTGTTGAGGACTTGTCGGCTTTAGGCTTGTAATGAAGCCTTACCTATCTAAAGCAGCTGTTCAATTACGGGAGCAAATTGATGATTGCTTCCCAGAGCGTCTGCGTAAATCTGATGGGTGGATTGGTGATGCTAGACATAGCACCCGAAAGAGCGACCACAATCCGGATGCAACAGGATGCGTGCGAGCAATTGATATTGACGCTCGGCTTTCTGACGACAAAGGGCTTTCAGCATATTTGGCAGATCAAATTCGATCATATGGGAAAACCAATGGTCGCATCAGTTATGTAATTCATCAGAGCCGTATTGCATCCCCATTACTCGGATGGCGCTGGAGATCATACAAAGGAAATCCACACTCGCATCATATCCATGTAAGTTTCAAAAAAGATCAAGATAACAATTCAGAGTTCTTTAACATCCCATTACTAGGAGGCAACGCATGAAACTATCTAACAAACACAAGGCTGCAATTAAGTCATATTTAAGAGCCGTTGCTGCTTCCGGCATTACTGTTGCACTTGCTATTGCTGGAGATTTAAGACCTGAATATGCTGTTTTACTTGGTGCTTTTGTTGCACCTATTATCAAATGGTTAGATCCAAAAGAGGGAGCATTTGGAATTGGCAACTCCGAAAAATGACACCGGCAGAATGGGCTGGCTTTGCCGCTGGCATAACCGCCGTATTAATCGGTTTCTTCACGGGTCTGCGTTATCTTATTAAAGGATGGCTTTGGACTTTAACTCCTAATGGTGGTGCATCACTTGCTGATAGATTAGCGAGAATTGAAACACGCCAAGAGGAAATCCTAAGAATACTATCTAAGTAGAGTTAGCCTTATCACATGGCGAACACACGAAAACCTATCAAACGCAAAAAGATTAATCGTCGAGTCGTTCGCCAAACTCCTGAGCCATTAACAAAAATTGATCAACATTACATGGCTTTGCATGAATGCTATAAAGCAGCTCGTAAAGCAGGATTTACTCCAGAACACGCATTCTGGCTAATGACCGAGCATAAGACTTTTCCCGATTGGATCGTAGGCGATGGCGGGATTATTCCTTCCATAGATCCAACTGACAATGAGGATGACGATTAAGCGATACTTAGTAATAAGTGATTTGCAGATTCCATACCACCATGAAGCAGCTGTAAAGAATGTCATTAAACTTGCAAGGCGTGAAAGATTTGACAGCGTTCTATGTGTTGGCGATGAGATTGACTTTCAAACCATTAGCCGATGGGCTGAGAAAACACCTTTGGCTTATCAACAAACTTTGGATGATGACCGCACAGCTACTCAAGAGATTCTTTGGGCTCTCACAGAACACAGCCGAGAGGCTCATATTATCCGCAGTAATCATACTGATCGCCTATATAACACTTTATTAAAAGTTCCGGGAATGATCTCACTTCCCGAATTGCAATATGCCAAGTTTATGGATTTTGATTCTATGGGCATTACATTCCATAAGACATTCTTTGAATTTGAAAAGGGCTGGATCTTGGCTCATGGCGATGAAGGCAACATGAATCCTAACGCTGGACAGACTGCCCTAAATCTTGCCAAAAAGGCTGGTAAGAGCGTGGTTTGTGGTCATACCCATAGACTAGGTATGTCAGCCTACTCAGAGGGGCTCTACGGGGCTTACAGACCCCTTTACGGCGTAGAAACCGGCAACCTTATGAACCGAGCAAAGGCGTCTTACACAAAAGGGCTTGCCAATTGGCAAATGGGAATAGTAATAATGGACTGGGATGGCAAGAATATGAATGTGCAGATGATCCCAATTAACAAAGATGGCAGTTTTACAGCTCTTGGAAAGTCTTATGGGGCGTGAAACAGACTATATCGACCGCACGATTGATGACCATATCGATGATGTTGAGGATATTGGCGTTATCTAATCGTTATAAAACACGCCGAAGGTCAGGTAGATAAAAGACTTGCTTTAGGTCAAACTTTATGTATTCACAGAGATACTGTGGATATGTAGGGAGCGACATGTTATTAGATACAGGTAATCGAGGCATAGCCTTAGATTATGCACAGCGAGGATGGGCAGTCTTGCCATTATTGCCACGCAAGAAAGATCCGCACTTTGACTTGGCTCAAAGGGCATACCTATCAGCTACAACAGACCAGAAACTTATTAACTTTTGGTTTGACTATGATGAAAACATCAACATCGGAATAGCCTGTTATCAGTCAGGCTTAGTTGTGTTTGATATTGATTATCGCAATGGCGGTCAATTACTTCCAGAGTTCGAGCCAACTTATACAGTTCAAACCGGTGATGGCTTGCACCTTTATTACACAGCTGCAAAATCTGATGTATTTAAGGGCAAGTTAGTTGATGGAATTGATATCAAGTGGAAGGGTTATGTTGCAACTGCACCATCAATTCATCCGTCAGGAGCAACATATACAGTAATCGATGACCGAAATCCGGTTGCGATGCCTAAACAAATAAGGGAGTGGGCAACGAAATGAGAATCAACGGGATAACTATTTTATGGTTTGTGATAGCAACAGGCTTATTAGCCTACGCATTTAATTTATGGCAAACCGAAATTTACAATCGGGGTTATTGGTGTGGGCGTGCAACGGGTTGGGATATGCACCGCAGAATGACCAACATCAAGAAGCAGTCAGATGAGGTATTTGACTATGACAAAAACTGAGCAGCTCTTTAATGAAGCCATTTCAACGATCCAGTCAAGAGGTGTCATTTATGGGCATCCTTATTACAACATGGAGCGAATCTCTAAACTTGTCAGTTCGTATTTGGAATACCCAGTCATGCCTCATGACATCTGTATCTTTAACATCTTGCAAAAAATTAGTCGCTTACAGGAAAGTCCAGGGCATTATGACAGTTGTGTGGACATTGCAGCATACATCGGTCTATACAAGACAGTTTATGATGCCGAGATCGACAGCGATTTCAAAAAAGGAGATGATCTTTAATGGCATTTAATCTTGAGGATTACGAGGATGTGGCTACTTTGAACAAATGGTTCATTGCCAATTATCCAATGGGTAGATCTGATATATCAGTTATCAGCCATGATCCTGAAAAGGGTTATATCTTGGTGCAAGCAACTTTGTGGCGAGATGCGGCAGATCCATCACCGGCAGTTAGCAATATTGCATTTGGATCTAGAGAAACCTACATGGCTAACATGAAAAAATGGTATGTCGAGGATACTGCGAGCAGTAGTTTGGGAAGGGCAATAATAATTCTCAAAGGCTCAAACAAAACCGCTACAAAAGACAGCATGGAAACTGTCAAGGCAGATCAATCCTTTAAGGAAAAACTAGAAAGTCGCCAAAACATGTATGGCAAGGCTGGATCTAAGTCAGCGCAAATTGAAACAATCTTAAGAGATAGTTTTGAAGCTGATAAACCTAAAGATCCGGTTGCTTGGTCTGTTGGTGATGTTGTTGCTGAGATTGGTGCATCAATACCTAATGAGCCACCAGCGTGCCAACATGGGCATATTTTGAAAGAAGGAATCTCTAAAGGAGGTAAGCCTTATTATGGTTATGTTTGCAAAGCAAAAGAATGTGCGCCTAAATGGGCAAAACTTACAGCTAATGGAAAATGGTATTTTGAAGGAGGTGAATAAATGGGTGAATTACAAATCATTGACGGCTCTTAACTGCAACTTTTACAGATGATGGAGTTAAGGTAGAGCCATCAACAACATATTGCGACTTATGCAACGATGACAGATTACTTCATGAGGGCGATCTGCTTCGATGTTATAACTGCCACGCAATCAATCGAATTCCGTATCATGCCTAATTACGATTACGAATGTGATGGCGAGGGGTTGAGTATTGTATTGGATCTTCCAATGGAGCACGAAATCCCTTGTTGTCAAGTATGTGGGGCTAAGTTAAGGCGTGTCTATACAGCTGTGCCAGCAATCTTCAAGGGTGATGGTTGGGCTGGTAAAAATGGTTAAATTCAAATGCAATGGCTGCTCTGGTAATACTGAATTCATTTGGTTGGAAGGTTATTCTACAGCTCATGGTTTCAGGGTTTATCAATGCCTAAGATGCAATTGCATTGGAACTAAGAATCTAGCAGAAGCAACTGACACTCAAGAGCCTGTCATTCGATGCACTAAATGCGGGTCTTGGATGTTTGTAGATCAGGAGTGCCATACATGTGCGCTAATCATGATGAAATGACACACAACATTAATTGGGTTTATCAGAACAAGCTGCGCGAGCAATGGCTTTTAGATAATCCAGATGCACAATACATTGGTTGGATGTCGATATGACTTGCCGTCTGACCTGCGGTTATGCCGATAGATTTGGAGTGATGTGATACCCTTAAACGCAAATTCGCTTTCAGAGCGAAAGGGCGATCTGCGAAGCAGAAAGATCGCAAGGTTTGGTTTGGTGATACCTCTGTTCATAGCCTTAAACATAGGCTTATTAAAAGAT